AAGAGGATGACAGAGTCTGCGCAGACTGCGATGAGCTGGATGGCAAGGTCTTTGATATCGACAAAGTACCGCCCAGACAGCATTACGGATGCAGATGTTACCTGATTCCGGTATAAGAAAGGAACTTCATGAAATTGGACATAATAGTCCCCCATTACAAAGAGCCGTGGAAAACGTGCAAGTATCTGTTTGATACGATTGCTGCACAGCGCGGCATCTGGTTTGGTGACATCAGGGTTCTTCTGGTCAATGACGGTGAAGAGATCCTGTTTGATGATATGGGACAGGCGATGCTGAAATTAGCATCATATCCGTTCACGGTTGATTACATCGTGAAGGAACATGCCGGTGTATCCGCAGCGAGGAATGAGGGTTTAGATGCCAGCGATGCGGATTATGTGATGTTCTGTGACTGTGATGACGGTTTCCTGAACAACTATGCACTGCATCTGGTATTCGCCGCGATGCAGGAAGGGTTCGACATGTTCATGGCGAACTTCGTGGAGGAAACGTTCGACAAGAACGGAAATCCGAATATCGTCACGCATACCGAGGACATGACATTTATTCATGGTAAGGTCTACAACCGGCAGTTTCTGGTAGATAACGGTTTGCGATTTGATGATAGCCTGACGATTCACGAAGATGGCTATTTCAACATGCTGGTTTATTCCACGGTTCAGCAATTGGAAGCAAGACTGACAAAGATCGCTACGCCGATTTATCTGTGGTGCTGGAACAACAACAGCGTAGTCAGGGCTGACAAGGAAGACTTCGTGCTGAAGACCTATGACCATGTGATCGCATCAAGGATCGCGATCTGCCGTAAGCAGAAGGAAAGAGGGTTTGAAGAATTCTACAAAGCCTCCGTGTGCATGACGGTGCTGAACTGCTACTACGATCATCAGAAACCGCGCTATCACATGGCTAAGAATGCAAGGTATCTGAAACAGGCAGAGAAAGCATTTAAGCGGTTCTGGTCGGAATTTAAGCCTGTGTTTTATGATTTGACGAATGCATATGTTGCGGAAGTCGCAGAGACGGCACGGGCGAATGCCATGAAAAACGGGATGCTGATTGAGCAAGAGACTCTAAGAGATTTTTTGAAGTACATCGAGTATGAGGTGAAGTAATTATGATGCTCCACCGGCACTTCGAAACACTGGAGAAGCCGCCAGAGCCGATACCGCCTGAAGATTACAAGGTGACCGCCGCTCCACCGGCAGGGATCATTACCAGACCGGATGAGAAGATTGTGGTCTATTGCGGCTCAAGGAACATCTACTGGGATATGGTTCCAGCGGCGAAGTCTTGTTTGTATAACGCAAATGTTGACAGGGTGTTCTTGTTAATTGAGGATGACGGCTTCCCGTATGATCTCCCAGATGAGGTTGAATGCGTCAATGTTGCTGGTCAGGAGATCTTTCCGTTGAACGGCCCGAATGCGAACACGCACTGGACATGGATGGTTCTGATGCGTGTTGCTCTGACGAAGATTTTCCCGAATCTGGATAAGATCCTTTCGCTGGATATGGATACCATTGTGATGGAAGACATCACGGAAATGTGGGATATCGACATGGGCGATTGTTTCTACGGTGCGGTTCAGGAATATCGGTCAAACGTTCGGACGTTCGGAAAGTTCTATTACAACAGTGGTGTTATGCTCCAGAATCTCGATCTGTTTCGGAAGGAAGGAATGGATGATCGGGTGATTCGCGCGGTAAACACGCAACGCTTTGACTATAACGAGCAGGATGCGTTGAACAAACTCTGCAAGGGCAGGATTTATGATCTCCCCGTGCGGTACAACACTGGAAGAGTGTGCGGTCTTGTGGACGATCCTGCGATTATCCACTTCGTATCGGGCGGCTGGCGCACCAATCCAAAGATCTTCGGTTATTCTCATCTGGAATATTTCCGAAACATCTCATGGGATGAGGTTATTAAAACCAGAAAAGAAAAATTCGGTCGATAATGGTGATGAATGATGGGAAAGCTTGCTAGATTTATTCGGTTCTACACCGGCGAAGATGACGAAGGGCAAAAGCCTGATCCGGGCGATGGAGCCTACGTTGATGAAGCTCTGGTCGATGAAGCGGTATTAAGCGAATAACGGAGGAATAACGATGTCATATACACCTACTGTTTGGAAAAAGGGAGATAAAATTACATCGGAGAAGCTGAACAAGCTTGAGAACGGAGTTGCCGGTTCTGGCGGCGGTGCGCTGATGTGTTCACTTAATATGTCAACGGGATTGCTGAATAAGACTTGGAAAGAGGTTGCGGATGCGGCTGAAGTTGGGCCTGTGGTTATGTTAGTAGGAGTTCAGACAGGGGTTAAAGTGTATTCGCATCTTACAACTGTGGCGGTTCAAGACGGCGAGTATGGGCTTGTGTTCAGTAATGGCAATCAGGACGTCGCGTTGTCTGCGGAATCCGAAACAGGTTACCCATCTGTTATAAGCTGATCCCCCCCCCCCCTGAAGCGGGGTGACTTATGGGAAAGCACCGAGACTAAGCAGAGAAAGTAACAAGTAAATACCGCTCAGATAGACCGGCCAGTCGAAAAGGGTGAGCCTAACCCCTTCTGAGCGTTATTTGAGGCAGCTACAGAGGCAGTAGTTTCGTGTGGAAAGACACGGGATTACTGTCTCTTTTTGCATTTTTGGATATAAACGGGCAACCGTTTGACATATCAACAGAGAGAACTGTAAACGCAAAGCTCTGAGAGAACAGAGGGTAATCAAACGCACAAATTTATGGTGAAGAGAATCACCTTAATAACGCAAAGGAGAAAAGAATTATGGCAGAACTTGACACGAATGTAGGAACTGATCTCGGCGCGGAACCGGAAGTAAAGACTGAGCCTGTTACGGAACCGGAAGACACCAGCGCAGATCTGGCAAAGATCAAAGCGGAAATGGCTAAGTTGAAAGCCGCAAACGACAAGCTGGCGAAAGAAAATTCTGAAAAAACCAAACAGCTTCGGGCAAAACAGTCCGCAGAAGAAGTTGCCGCCGAAGAAGCAAAAGCACTGCAACAGTCAATGCAGGAAGAGCTTCAGCAGCTACGCAAGGAGAAAGCGGTCGCGGCTACTACAGCCAAGGTCATCACACTGGTTGGTGACAATGAAGTAGCCGGTCAAATCGCAGAGTATCTGTATGGTGCGGAAGACGTAGACGCAGCCCTGACAGCAATCCAGAAAGCATGGACGGCAAAGGAAAAAGCACTGCGGCTGGAGTTCGGCAAAGTACCGCCTCCCGGTGCTGGCGGGTCGAATGGCCCAAGTATTACAAGAGAGCAGCTCGATGCTCTGAAGTTCCCGGAGCGTGTCAAGTTTATGAAAGACCACCCGGAAGAATACGAAACGCTTATGGGGAGGTAGGCATCCCCAATAATGAGAAAGGATGATTAATAATGGCAACAGTTAATACCACTTACGGCACTTATTTGTCTGATCTGTTCAATCCACAGGCTATTGCCGATCTGATTGAGCCGAAACTGACGAACAACATGGTCTTCGGGCCTCTTGCGATGATTGATCGCACTCTGGAAGGTCGCGCCGGTAACACGGTCACGCTTCCTTATTACAGCTATATCGGAGCTGCCGTGTCCGTTACTGAAGGTACGGACATTCCTCTGGCGAAGCTGGAGCAGAACACGACTCCGGTAACCATCGTGAAGTACGGTCGCGCAGTCCAGATCACCGATGAAGCTGTTCTTAGCGGCTATGGTGACCCCCTTGGCGAAGCTGCCAACCAGATTGCTCTCTCCATCGATGATGCGATGGACAATGCGCTTCTGGCTGCGCTTGCTGGCAATAGTGCTTCCGAGCAGAACTATACCACCAGCGACAGCACAACGGCACTCGCTCCTGCCGACATCCCTCTGGCTCTTGCTAAATACGGCGAAGACATGGACGGCGAGAAGATCCTTATGGTCACTCCCGACTTCTATGCCCAGCTTGTCGGTCAGAACTGGATTCCCGCTTCTGAGATTGCTGCAAACGTTCGCGTTCGTGGCGCGGTCGGCATGGCTTACGGCTGTCAGGTCGTTGTCAGCAACCGTCTGATCACCGGCGGTTCTCTGTACATCGTGAAGCCGAAGACCCTTGCTGTCTTCATGAAGCGCGGCGTGATGATTGAAACTGATCGTGACATTCTGAACCAGTCCACGGTGCTTGCTGGTTCTATTCTCTGCGCTCCGTATCTGCTCAACCCGAAGGGCATGATCAAGCTCTCTGTCGGCGAGTGATAGAGAGGTGAGCCGCCATGATGCTTCACCGGCATTTTGAGCAGGAAAAAGACAAAAACATTACCACGCTTTCGGATGTGACTCCAAAAGCAAAGAAGGAATATGTTTCGGAAATCTTCCCACCGATTGAGCCGGTAGAAGCACCGAAGCGGCGCGGAAGACCAAGAAAGGTCGAATAAACGAAGGAGGCAGAGATTATGCCGTTAGAAGACATGATTACGATGGTGAAAGCACTGTCGGACGAGACGGATGACGAGGTGATCTCTGCCTTTCTGTCTTTAGCGGGACACGCTGTTTACAGTTACGGAGATCCTTATCAGACGATGAGTGAGGATGATTTTCTTGCAATGCATCAGGATCTTGTCGTTGAAGCGGCTGCATACAAGCTGAACAAGCGCGGATGGGATTACACGAAAATCTACACGGAGAACGGTGTACGGCGTGAGTACGAATCCGGTGATCTTCCGGTTTCGCTTATGAGACGCATAACTCCGATCTGCGGGGCGGTGAAGTGAATGAGCGTCCGAAAAACGAGAAACGACACCGACTTCTGGTATTGTCAGTATGATCCGAATATTCAGCACATTGTAATTGACGGAAACGGGAACGAAACCGGTGAAATCGTTCCGCATTACGGAGAAGCCACACCGTTTTGGGCAAATGTATCCCCGGCTGCTGGAGCAGCGCAGTTTGAACAGTTCGGCAACATGGGGAACTATGACAGAGTTATCGTCACCAGAGATATGGAATGCCCAATTAATGAGAACTCTGTGCTGTTTCTGGAAAAAGAACCGGAGTACACAGAGCTTGAGACGGATAGTGACGGCAAAACGGTTACTTATCTGCTCCCGAAGTACGATTACCTTGTGAAGAATGTAGCGAAGGGTTTGGATGCAATCGCGATTGCAATTCGGAAGGTTGATGTCGGATGAGAATATTCATCGACCCATTTGATCCGAATTCTGTTGATGACGCGATTGCAAAGGTCGAGGAATACGCAGACAGCTTAGAGCGTAAAGCAGATGAACTGTGTAGGAAACTCGCTTCGATGGGTTATATCATTTCCTCTATGCAGTTCGGCACGGCACTGTATGACGGCACGAACGATGTGTCCATTGAGCTGAATGAAGAAGATGGGAAACTCGTCATTCTGGCAAGCGGATATGCGGTACTTTTCATTGAGTTTGGCACTGGTGTACACAACCCGGAACATCCGATGCAAAACCAAATGCCCGGTATAGTTGGTCATGGTCAATATGGTCACGGGCTAGGTAGGCTTGAGTCATGGAGATACCCGGCAAGCAATGGTGCTGGCACGGGTGGCACTCCAGATCCGAATCATCCGGGGTATTACATCACGCATGGTAACCCGGCGAATATGGCGATGTATAACACGGCAAAAGACATGAGGGCAGAAATCCTGCGTATTGCGCGAGAGGTGTTTCAAACATGATCGACATTGAGAATGATGTCTATTCGTATATTGCCGCTGCGTTAAGGACGGCATATCCCGGAATTACGGTGTATGGAGACTATACCGTCGCACCGGCAAAGTTCCCGTGCGTCATGTTGCTGGAAGTGGACAACCGTGTTCTTCAGCGGATGAGAACTGACAATATTGAAAATGCAGTATCAGTGATGTATGAGCTGAACATTTATTCCAACAAAGCAACAGGCAAGAAGTCTGAAGCAAAGGCAATCGCCAACACTGCGGATGCTCTGTTCACGGACATCGGATTTACCCGGACCTTCAGACAGCAAGTCCCGAATATGAAAGACGCAACCATTTATCGAATTGTCTGCCGGTATGAGGCAGTTGTAGATAAAGAATTAATGATTTATTTCAACGAATAACGAATAGAAAGGATTGATTGAGTATGTCTCAGAGATTCTCAACCGCGTCCATGAGACTCTACTATGTGGTAGAGGCTTCTGCCGGGACGCGCCCCACTTCGGGCCTTACGAAGATCCCGGAAATCAAGAGCATTCCGAGCTTCAACCCGGCCCCTGAAACCATCCAGTCCACTACTCTGGAAGAGACTGAATATCACACCTATGTTGAGGGCCTGAAAGATCTCGGCGGTGCGCTGGAATTCGGCGCGAACCTGACGCAGGATCTGATTTCCGTTTGGGCTTCTTGTAACACGGCACATGACGCTCTGACCGGCGGCAAGGCGATGTGGTTCTACATTCTGCATGACGGCCTGTCCAGCGCGGTTGCATTTGAAGGTGACCCGTCTCCCCTCGGACTGAACGAGGCCAGTGTCGGTTCCATGCTGGAAACCACGCTTTATATCACCCCCAACAGCGCACCTGAATGGGTATCTAAGCCGACTGTCACAGTCAACGGCTGATAGAGAGGTAACGAATGGACGATAGAATCAATCCGATCCGTATCACCAACAACAAGACCGGGGAAGTCTATGAACTGGATTTCAACCGGGAGACGGTGTATACGATGGATCGGGACAATTTCAAGATCGATGAGGTTACGGACTACCCGGCAACGAACATCCCGAAGCTGTTCTATTACGCTTTCCGCAAGAACCATCGGAAGATGACGAAAGCGCAGACGGACAAGATCCTGCGCGATGACCTTCACGGGGTCACGCCGAAGATGCTGGAACGGATGCTCCTGCTGTATCAGCAAGCCGTGACTTCGAACAACGTGCAGGATGATGAGGATCTTGAAAAAAACTCCGAGGTGACAGTGGAGTTCTGACAGAACCGCCGAAAGGCAAACCACTGTCTATATCGGAAATATTCGAACGTGACTGCCCGTACTTCATGGCAATCGGCATGACTTATGAACAATATTGGTATGACGATCCGCTCATGGTACGGGCATTTTACAAAGCTGACAAACTTTGCAGGAAACGTGCCGATGAGCAAGCATGGCTGAATGGACTGTATGTCTTAAACGCGCTGAACGCGACAGTCGGCAATATGTTCCGCAAGGCTGGTCAGGCTCCTGCCGAGTATCCAAAGGAACCGTTCATGATGTCGCAGGAAGCGAATGCGAAAGAGGAGCGGGAAATGACCGAGGAAGAGAAGGAGCAGGACGCGACATGGGCGTTGGCGTGGATGAGCAGCTTTGTACAAGCCGGGAAGAATTTCGGCAAGAATAAGGAAACAAAGGGGTGATGTGCCGTGGCTGAAGGGGCAATAGACAGTTTAAGCATCGAAATCGGTGCATCGTCTGAAAAAGCAGTTAAAGAAATCGGGAGCATCGTCAGTGCGCTGAAAGATCTGAAAAAAGAACTGACGGGTGCTTCCAAAACCAAGCTTGATATCAAGGTGGACAACTCTTCGCTGGAAAAGGCGAAGAAAGCCGCGAGGGAAGTCCAGAAGGAAGCGAAGAAGAAGGTCCAGTTTAACTCCCGACCCTATGACGATTCCGCGATGGGCGGGATCAAACAGGCGGCAAAGGAATACGCCAGCTACATCAGCTCCGGGTTCAAGGACTTCTCCAAGGGCATCAAGTACATGCAGAGCGGTTTCCGCAGCGTTTCCAAAACAGTAAAGAGCATTGTCCGCTTTCTGGAACGGGCCGTTCAACTGGCAGCAAAGATCGGTAAATCCGCAGTCGGCGGGGTCACGAAATCTGCCAGCGGGATCTTCGGCGTAATGAAGGGACTCACCTCGTCTCTCAGCAAGAACCTCTACAACCACTCGATGATCAAACGGGCGGCTGACGCTTACGGGAAACTGCATGGGGTTTTGGCATCATTCGGAAGAGTCGCGTTCTACCGTGCCGTCCGAAGCG